GGCAAACCTGTTGGTGCATTCCCACAACAAGATCATTTGGCTCACATTCAAGTGCACTTGGATTATTTGCAAGACCCTATGTATGGCGCAAACCCAATCATGGCGCCTGTGTTTATTCCACAGTGCTTAGAGCACATCAAGCAACATTTGACATTGTGGTACTTGAACCAGTTTGATAGCTATGCATCAGTTGCGTTGAATAGGCCATTCAATGTACTTAAAGAACAGCAATTGCCGCATGAGGCGGATAAGCTATTGGCAGCTGTTGCACAACATGTACATCAAGACACTGGTGATAGTTTCCAGCAGGTTGGTCCTATCCTTCAAAAGGCAATGGATGCAATGAAGCAGTTGCAAGGACAACCGCCTATGGATCCTGCAACACAAGCATTTATACAAACCAGTATGGCGGAAACACAACGTCGTGCTGCCAAAGACCAAAGCGACTTACAACTTGGTGTTGCAAAACTACAACAACAAGACAGCATGAACGCCATGAAGATAAATGCAGACATGGTTAAGAACACTGAAAATAATTTGACACAAGAAAGACTCAAGTCGGCAGAGCTTACGCGTGATGCGGCCAGCTTGCAGTATGAGCAGCTAAAAACTGCTATCAACGCGCAAAATGAACTTCAACAATCGATAGGAGCTCCACAATGACCGAAGCAATTCCTGCTCACAAAAAAATGGCCATGGGTATTACCGAAGGTAATGTCATGAAAAAAGGCGGTGGTGTACGCAAGTATGCCGAAGGCGGCAAAGTTATGCCTGAAAAAGGTGTTGACACTCTTATCAATAAGCGTTCAGCACTTCAGCCTAACAAGGCAACAGGCGCAAAAATTGCTACTTACAAGAATGGCGGGTCCTCTAAAAAGGGAATGGGCATCGCTATTTTGTTAGGTGGCCCAGCAATGAAGCGTTCGTCCGGTCGCGGCAAATAACATGCGGACTGTATCGGATCTCATTGGTCGAATTAAAGCGCAGCAAGCCAAGATTGGCGACTCCTTGACACAAGGGTTTGTCGTTAACTTTGAAACTTACCAGCGGTTAGTCGGCCAGCACCAGGGCTTGGAGGAAGCCTTGACTATCATTAACCAACTCTTAGAAGAGGAAAAGAAAGATGTCGAATGATATCGTAGAACAGACGCTTGAAGAAGCGTTTCCTGTAGTCGACCCCTTGATGGCACCGTATGGTGCTCGAGTCCTTGTTCAATTAAGGGCTGTGAAAGAAAAGGTGACGAATTCCGGCATCGTCTTGGTTGAAGAAACCAAAGAAACGGAAAAGTGGAACACCATGATCGGCAAGATTATTGCAATCGGCCCTTTGGCGTTCCGCAAGCGTGAAAGTATGGAACCTTGGCCTGAAGGCGCATGGGCACAAGTTGGCGACTTCGTTCGTGTTCCGAAATGGGGCGGCGATCGTTGGGAAGTGGATTTTGAACAAGGTAGTAACAAAGGCAAAGCTTTGTTTACATTCTTCAATGACCACGAGCTGATTGGCAAGGTAACTGGTGATCCGCTTGCAATCAAGGCATTTATCTAGTTTTTGAAAGGAAAACTGTATGAACTCAACTGAAAAGTTGGACATGCAGGTTGCAGAGTCTGACGATGGTTCAGCCATTGTCAAAATGCCACCTGGGATGGCCCCTGAATTACCTGATACAGACGATCAGAATGATGACGATTTGTCGAATGACTTCGATGATGAACCGAAAGGTCGGTCTGCACAGGATGACATAGAAGATGATGACCCTGAACGAGAAGCTATACGTGCTGCTCGTAGGGAAGAAAGAAAACTAAAGAAACAACTTCATCGTGAGAAAGCTCGAGAATCAAACCATTTGATTACGGCTTTAAAGAAGCAGAATGCAGAACTTGCCAACCGAGTGGCGTCTTTGGAAACACGGACAAACGGCGCGGAAATGGCAAGAATCGACAAGGCAATTGACGACGCACAGACCCGAGTCGAATATGCCAAGATGAAGATGCAGGAAGCTGTTAATTCACGACAAGGCGATGAGTTAACAAAAGCTCAGCAGCTCTGGTATGACAACCAGCGCCAACTAGAGTCTTTGCAGCACATGAAGACCACTGCCAACAAGCAGTTGTCACAGCCTAAGCAAAATAACATTAAGGTTCCTGATCCTGGCGTTCAGCGAAATGCTGCCGACTGGATGAAGCGGAACAACTGGTATGACCCTCATCTAAAAGATGCAGACTCTAAAGTTGCACAGTCAATTGACCAAGTGCTAACTGAAGAAGGGTTTGACCCTACCACCCAAGACTATTGGGAAGAACTTGATGATCGATTGCAAAAATATTTGCCACATCGATACAAAGCAAGTTATAGTGCCGATACGCGAAACTCTAGACCAAGGTCTGTTGTGGGAAGTTCAGGACGTGAATCAGTAAGTTCTCCAAAACAAGGTGAATACCGCCTCACACCTGAACGTGTTGCTGCTATTAAAGAAGCTGGAATGTGGGATAACAAAGAGCTTCGTAACAAAATGGCTCAGCGTTTTGCTGATTACGACAAACAACAGAAGCGAGGTTAACATGGACGATCGAATTAAAAAGAACACACGCGTAGATCGAAGCAGCCGTTCGCAAGAAGATGCTTCACGCGCAGCGCCCGAAGATGCAACATTTGTATCTTCCGAGGAACGTCGTAGGATGTTCCGCTCGGAATGGCTTCAAGAAGCTCTTCCGACACCGCCCGAGATACCCGGGTACCACTTGTGTTGGTTGTCGACTACAAATCAGTACGATCCTATTCACAAACGCATGCGAATGGGCTATGAGCCCGTGAAAGCCGATGAACTTCCAGGCTTTGAGCATCTAAAAGTGAAATCAGGCGAAAACGTTGGTTTTGTTGCTTGTAATGAGATGGTTTTGTATAAGTTGCCTATGGCAGTTTACCAAGACTTGATGATGGAACTTCACTATCATGCACCTCGCGAGGAGCAAGAGAAGATCAAAGTCCAACAAGAGCAACTGTTAGCGCAGCGTGATAGCAACGGAAAATCACTGGTTAGTATTGAAGGCGATGGCATGAGTTTCAGTACCAACGAAAGAAATACTGTCCCTGTTTTTCAATGAAAACATACAGCCCCTCATCAATTGAAAGGAAACTCTAATGAGTGCAACTTCAGCATCGTTTGGTTTGCGCCCAGCGTTCCACCCTTCGGGTTTGGACCGTGCTCAGGCGCTAGCTGGCGGTATTGTTAGCGGCTTAGCTGCTGACATTCTGAAAGGCGCCCCTGTCCGCTACAACAGTACCGCCGGTACATCAGTTGCAGCAGGTACCATCGCTTTGGCTGCGGCCTCTGGTGCATGGTCAGGCGCTTTCGCCGGCGTTGAATTTACTGACACAACTGGCCGTCGCCGTGTTAGTAACTACTGGCCTTCTGGTACTACGTACCAAACAGGCTCTTGTGTCGCGTATTTCTACAATGATGCAAACATCATTTATGAAATTCAAACCGATGCAACCATGACTCAAACAGCATTAGGCGGTGAATACAACTTCAGCGCAAACGCCGGCTTTCTTGTTAGCTCTGGCTCAAACGTGACCGGTCTGTCTTCGACAGCTTTGGGCGTGTCTACAGCTGTGGCTAACGGGGCGCAAGGTGCAATGCGAGTTGTAGATCTTGCCCCTTATCCGGGCAACGCTTGGGGCGATCCTTTTGTGATCGTACGTGTTGTTAACGCTCAGTCTCAGTACTTCGGTTCTGTGACCGCCATCGTATAAGAAGGAGTAAAACATGGCAGCTCCAATGCGCAGTACGGACTTTAGAAGTATTGTTGAACCAATTCTCAACGAATGCTTCGATGGAGTCTATGATCAACGTGCCGATGAATGGTCTACGGTTTTCCGTGAGCAATCTGGCATTCCTCGTAACTACCACGAAGAGCCTGTCCTGTACGGATTCGGCGCCGCACCTCAGTTGCCTGACGGCCAGCCCGTTACGTACCAACAAGGTGGTGTTCTCTTCCTTAAACGCTATGTGTACAACGTGTATGGCTTGGCCTTCGCATTGACCAAAGTGTTGGTGGAAGACGGTGACCATATTCGTATTGGTCAAGTTTACGCTCGTCACTTGGCACAATCCTTGGTGGAAACCAAAGAAACATTGTGCGCTAACGTGTTGAATCAGGCGTTTACGTCTACTGTTCAAGGCGGTGACGGTGTGTCTTTGAGCAACTCTGCTCACCCCATCGTTAGCGGTTCTTTCAGCAACTTGCTGAACACTTCTGCTAACTTAAGCCAGACTTCACTGGAACAAATGCTGATTCAGGTTCGTCAAGCCGTTGACAACAACGGTAAGAAGATCCGTCTCCAGCCTTTGAAACTGGTGGTTGCACCTGGTAACGTGTTCCAAGCCGAAGTATTGCTGAAGAGCGTATTGCGTGCCGGTACAGCTAACAACGACATCAACCCTATCAAGTCGATCGGTTTGATGCCTGAAGGCGCATCGGTTCTCTCACGTTTAACCAGTGCTACTGCTTGGTGGGTCCAAACTGATGCACCTGAAGGCTTAAAGCTGATGATGCGTCGTGGATTGGAAAAGACCATGGAAGGCGATTTCGAAACCGACTCCATGCGTTACAAGGCCACAGAACGTTACGACGTCGGATTTACTGATCCACGCGCCGTATACGGCACACCTGGTGTCTAAACCAACAGGGGCGGGCATAAAACCCCGCCCCTTTTTTCTTAACTTTGTCAAGCTTTTCAAGGAGAAGACAAAATGCCTCAATTTTCAGACGATCTATTTCTCGGTGCTGCGCCTACGTTCATGGGCGTAAGCCGCCAACAAAACACAGCGACATTCACCGCATCTCAAAACACTACTGTATTAACTGTCACCGCTCTTCTTAACGGTGTTCCGATTCAGGTAGGTATGTTTATCGGTGGTACAGGTGTAACCCCTGGTACTTTTATCACTTCTTTCGGTACAGGCACTGGCGGTATCGGAACTTACAACGTCAACACTTCGGTTTCTGTTTCTTCAACAACAATTGTTGCTGGTTTTGAAGACAACCTTTCCGATCCTTCGCAAATGGATTTAGGTGTAGGCCCAATGGGTCGTGTTTATGTATGGGACACCGTTGCTCTTCAGCTAAATGCGGCAAACGTATGTGCTTCTTCTGCACCTGCTGCGGCTGGTAGTTTGGCTTTGTTGACAACTAGCACACTTGGCGGTCGTTACCTTCAACGTGCTGACGGCGTTAACGTGGTGCAACTTGACGTACCTCGTACACTTCAGGTGAACACCTCTACAACTGCACGAGCAGTTACGGTCACAGGTTATGACATTTACGGTCAACTGATGAGCGAGACTATCACTGTTGTGACACAGGGTACTCCTGTATCTGGCAAGAAAGCCTTTTTCCAGGTCAGTGGCGCAACTATCAACGGGTCAGCTACTGCAGTGACCGTTGGCACAACTGACGTTCTAGGAATTCCAGTTCGCGTAACTGATGGTAGTTACATTGCGCACGTTGGCTTTAACGACTCATTTGCAATTGACACCGGAACATTGGTTAAAGCTGACCAAACTAATCCTGCAACCGCCACTACAGGCGATGTACGCGGCACCTTTGACCCAACCACTGCTCTTGATGGTATTAAGCGCTTGGTTACGTGCATCTGTATGCCAGGTATTGCTGCCGGCCCGAACGCTACTCGATTGGGTGCGCTTGGTGTGAACCAAAACCTGAACCCTTAATAGGAGGACAACATGTCTGAATTCAAACGTATGCCTAAGATGGCAACATCTGAACCCACTGTAACTCTTGCCTTAAAGGGCGGTGGTCCTGTTAAGAAAGCAATGGGTGGTGGTCTTCCCATGGCACCCATGAAAGCACCGATGGCACCACGGCGACCTTCTCCTGGCGCATCAATGGGGAAACCTATGATGGAAGGCAACATGGCTGCAAAGGCCATGAAGCAGAAGATGATGAAGAAGGCACGCCCTGGTATGCCTGAAGCTGCAATGCCTGCCATGAAAGAAGGCGGCAAAGCTGACATGATGCAAGACAAAGCTATGATGAAGAAAGCTATGAAGCAGCATGACAGTCAGCAGCACAAAGGTAGCAAAGGCACTGATCTGAAGCTGAAAAAAGGCGGCAAGATGGCAATGGGTGGTTCAGTTGACACTGCTCAGTACATGCCTAATGAGTTAGGCCACACAGGTGGCGTTCCTGCAAGGCAAGGTGGGTACAAAAAAGGTGGTGCAGTTGAAAAAGGTGATATGGTCGAATCAGGCTCTATCTCTAATAAAACTACCAAGATGGTTACCACAAAACAGAAAACCGGCATGGCTAAGTACAAGGCAGGCGGTTCTGTGATGCCGTATGCAAACACCATGATGCATTCAGCTGAAAGACCCCCTCAAAGGCTTGGTAAGTCCGGTGACGTTAAAGTCGGAACTGCAGGCTACAAAAAAGGTGGCAGTGTTAAAGACATGTGCTAATGAAAGTAGGGACTTCGGTCCCTGCTTTTTACATAAGGGAAAAAGATGTCACAACTAGTAGCATTCACAAGTCCAGATTCGCGAACTGACAATCAGTTACGTACTCAACAATCTTCACGTTCTGCTGCATATGACCCAGTAGACAAACTGCGTGTTTCGCAACCACAAGCTTTGATTGATACCGACTTTGAGTACGGTGTTCAACCAACTAAGTGGGAATCAATCAATTTACAGAACTTGCGCCAAGGCACATACATCATTCCGCAAGTTCAGTCGCCTGTTAACAATACGTCGCCTTCACTAGGCATTCAAACAACTGCTGGTAGTAGGCTTGTTCGTGTGAACATGACCAACACGACTCCGTATACTGCACAAACAACCCCGATCTTTGTTCAAGGCGCTATAAATTCATACGTGAACGGTTGGTGGCTTGTACAAAACGTTGTTGGTGGTACATATGTCGAGTTCTTCATGGACGTAGCTGCAGTACTTACGCAAAACGTGTTTAACCCTGACTCAACATACGTCTACCCAGCTTTTTTCTACAGTAACTGTGGCTTTCAAGTCCCATTAAACTGTATTACAAGTGGTACAACAACGCCAACTATTACAACTGTTTCACCGCACGGTTTAAACCTTGGCGATTATGTGTACATAACGGGAACCGGGGCAGGTTCAAATGCAAACGGTTCATGGATTGTTGCATCAACGCCTTCATCCACTACATTTACTGTTAATACAATAAGCGCAACTTCATCGCCTACAAATGCCGCAGGCAATACTACGATCTTTACGCGTCCTGCCGGTTGGGTTGAGGCTAGACCTTTTGACGGTGGTGTGTCATTCTCGGCAGGCGGTTCAACCACAAACCAGCAGTTAATTCGACAAACACGTCGTTATTTTCGCTATCAGTCAGGTAAAGGCATTCAGTTCTCGACTGGATCATCTTTGTGCCCAACATTGGTTGCGCCTGCTCTTACAGCAACTGGCTCACCATATCTAACTAACGTCACTGTTGTAACGCCTTTTGCGCATAACTTGGTTGCAGGTACAGTCATTCAAGTTTCAGGCGCAACACCTTCTGGTTACAACGGTACGTTCACAATCGCGACAATTGTTGACGAGAGAACATTTACATATGTCACAACGTCTCTTGCTGCACCGACTTCATCGCCAGCAACAGGTAACAACATTCGTATTAACCCAGTCACTTGGTATGGTTCTTCAAATGCAGTTGGGTTCTTTGATCAGCAAAACGGAATGTTTTTTCAGTACGACGGCGCCAATTTGCAAGCAGTTGTAAGAAGCTCAACTACACAAATTAACGGTAGATGGCAAACTACGCAAGGTTCTGGTTTGGTGACAGGTATTGCAGGCACAACTTGCGCTGCAGTTACGCAACTTCTTCCAGGTCAGAACATTGTGATTCGTGGTCAATCATATCGAGTCACTTCAATCACAAGCGATATTCAGTTCTACATCAGCCCTGAGTACCGTGGTGCATCTTATGATTCGACAAACTCACCTGCTGGCGGATACACTGTGTCAGCCACTATTGACACAAAGTACCCACGATCTACTTGGTTTGACCCAATGGATGGAACTGGCCCTTCAGGGTATAACCTTGACCTAACCCGCATGCAAATGTGGTACATCGACTATTCTTGGTACGGCGCAGGTTCAATTCGCTGGGGTGTACGAGGTAAAGACGGCGCAGTTACGTTTTGCCATCAAGTCCAGAATAACAACGTTCAGTATGAAGCTTTCATGCGTTCAGGTAACTTGCCTTCTCACTATGAGTCAAGCGGCTTGTCGCCTATGACATATTTGGCTCAAACTTTGTTAAGCACTGATGTTATTAGTATGACTTTAGCTGATGCATCATTGTTTAATCCTCGAGGAGGTCTTGCTAAGATTTCTAACCCAGGCACAAGTGCAACAGTTGAGTATGTGACATACACAGGTAAGTCAGGCAACGTATTAACAGGCTTAACTCGTGGCGTTACAGGCGGTTCTGCTGCAACAACGTTTACAGTTGTGCCAACTAGCTATATCTCTGTTGAATATGCATCAATTGATTCAGTACCTTCTATTTCTCACTGGGGTTCTTCAGTGATTATGGACGGCAACTACAATGATGACAAATCATTACTGTTTAACTACGGTATGACAACACCGCTAGGCACTGCAGCTATTGGATCGTATGCATTGATTGCTCTTCGAGTGGCTCCATCTGTTGACAACGGCACAACAAGCACGCTTGGGCTTAAAGAAACCATTAATCGTTCACAGTTAATTCCTGAATCTTTGTCTGTGGTTGCGACAGGCAATACGTATTTGATTAACGTGATTTTGAATGGTCGACTTAATGCTGCATTCTCAGGTGCTGGTGCCCAAGCTACGTTTGTTTCTCCTTTGCAAATTGCAGGCGGTATTACTTCATCGCTGGCACAAGTTGCAGTGAACGGTAGTACAGGCACAACTGCAACGATCTCAGGCGGTGAATCAGTGGCTGCTCAGTATGTGGTTGCTAACGCAGTGTCGACGCTAGACTTAACTCAAGTTCGAGACCTTGGTAACTCTATACTTGGTGGCGGAGTAAACAACACGGTTCCAACCACGCAAGCAGGTTTGTACCCTGACGGGCCAGACATTTTGTACATTGTTGCAACACCAATTTCAGCAACTGCAGGCACAATTCAAGCCCGTATTTCTTGGAAAGAAGCTCAAGCTTAAGGACACATCATGCCAAAAGACGTTGTAAGCCGATATGAGTACATGAAGTCAAAAGAAGGACCTCGTGGCAGTGAAGAAATGTATGAGTCTGGTGCGTTAGAAGACGAGAAAATTCTTACGAAATCAGATAACCCAAACCGAAGTAATTACTATAAGTACAAAAATCCTGCAGATGCAAAAGAAGCGTATGAATCTTTGCAAGCAGAGAACGAAATGCGAATAGGCATGAAAAGCGGTGGTTTGTGGGATAACATTCATGCAAAGCGTAAACGAATCGAAAGTGGTTCTGGCGAACGCATGCGTAAACCAGGAAGCAAAGGCGCGCCTACTGCCAAAGATCTTAGAGTCTCGCAAAGCAAAAAAGAAGGTGGCAGTCTTAACTTAGCAAACTGTAAAGTAAGTACTGCAAAAACGACATCTAAAAAAGTAAATTACTAAAGGTGAACTATGTCAACATCAGGCACAGTCGGCCAAACAGTCATTTCAGTACAAAAGCTAATTGACCATGGCGCAAGGCGAGCCGGAAAGTTAGCTGAAGAACTGACAGTTGAACAAGTCGAGGCTTCTAAAGATAGTCTCTACTATATTCTGTCAAATCTTCCTAACGTTGGTATTCACTATTGGTGCATTGACAAAGTCATTCTTGGTCTAACGCCTGAAAAATACATTTACAGCCTTCCAGTAGGCACAATTGATGTTCTGAATGTCAACTACAGAACGCTGAATGCAAATACAACAGGCGGAAATAGTTCGTCTGGCGTTGCAGCTAATGCTTTTGACGGCATTTACACCAATATCTGTCAGCTGTCAAACAACACAGGGTTTATCGGAGTAGCTCTCGGAACCAGTATCTATATCGGCACAGTAGGCATTTTGCCTGCAGTCTCTGGCTCAGTTACGCTTACCGTCGAGACCTCGTCAGACGGTGTCGTGTGGACCAATGTTTATAGTCCAGGGGCTACAACATGGGTTGCAGGAACTTGGATCTACTATGATCTAGATCCTTCGAATCTTCAGCAGTACTGGCGTATCAAGCAGTCTGCTGGTGTGAACATGGGTGTTTATCAGGTGGTTTTTGGTTCAAATGCCAATGAAATACCGTTGGCACGACTGAACCGTGATGACTACACCAATCTACCGAACAAGAACTTCTTAAGCAACAGGCCTTTACAGTACTGGTTTGATCGCACGATCCCACAACCGTCTATGTACGTTTGGCCGTCTTCTAACACTTATGCACCTCAGATCGTTGCATGGAGACATCGTCAAGTTCAAGATGTGGGCGATCTATCAGGTGAATTGGAAATCCCACAGCGGTGGTACATGGCAATTCAGAATATGCTTGCTCATCAAATGGCTTTGGAATTACCAGCCATAGACCCAGCAAGAGCAACGTATTTGGAAACTCAAGCAGAGAAATATTGGAATATGGCAGAACAAGAGGAGCGAGACAAGTCGCCGATTTATTTTGCACCCAATATAAGTTACTATACAAGGTAAGAGATGCCGCGCGTTCTTGACACACTAGGCAATTCAGTACTCAGTATTGCAATATGTGATCGCTGTAAGATGAAGCGTGCATATGTCAACTTGGGTTCAGACCCTAACTTTCCTGGTTTGCGAGTTTGCGATCAGGGTTGTAGAGATCAGTTTGACCCATACAGACTACCGGCTAGGCAGCCTGAGAAGATTGCCATTCGTTTTCCTAGGCCTGATGACAGTCTCACAGGTCAGAACAATCAGTCGCCAGAGTACCAAGGCAAGTACGGGCCGACATAAAGGATTCAAATGGCACAAGCAGGCTTTACACCTATACAACTATATTACTCGAACACTACAACCAATGTTCCTGCGGCATTGGCAAATGGTGAACTGGCTATCAATCAAGCGGATGGAAAGATTTTCTACCGCAATAGTTCAGGTGTAGTAACACAGTTCAGCCCAACTTCAACTGCTGTGACGACAATCTCATTTGGCACTACTGGGTTAACGCCAAACACGGCTACAAGCGGCGCAGTCACAGTTGCAGGTACATTGGTTTCAGGCAATGGGGGTACAGGGTTTAGCACTTATGCAACAGGTGACTTGATCTATGCATCAGCGACAAACACACTGTCAAAACTGGCTGCAGGGACTAACGGGTTTGTTCTAACTTTAGCAGCAGGTGTGCCTACTTGGGCAGCATCTACAGGTGGTGTCACATCATTCAGTGCAGGCACAACAGGTCTTACGCCTAACACTGCAACAACCGGGGCTATTGTTTTAGCAGGTACTTTAACTACAGCCAACGGTGGGACAGGATTATCTTCGTTTACTGCAGGTGACTTGGTTTATTTTGCTTCTGGCACAACATTTACCAAACTTGGCATTGGAACTGCCGGACAAGTTTTGACTGTAAATGGTGGAGGTACAGCCCCTCAATGGTCGACTGGGGCAGGCGGTGGCGTGGCTTCAATCTCGTTTGGAACAACTGGGTTAACTCCAAACACAGCAACAACAGGCGCTGTTGTGGTTGCAGGTACACTAATTCCTGGCAACGGTGGTACAGGTATTTCAAGCTATGCGCAAGGTGAGATGTTGTATGCAAACACAACAACTACGCTGGATAAAGTCACTGCTAACATCACCACTTCCAAGAAGTATTTAAGCCAAACAGGTAATGGTACAGCAGGGTTGGCGCCGACTTGGGGCGATGTTACAGCCACGAACATTGCAGGTGGAACAGCAGGTACTTTGTTTTACAACACTGCAGCGGATACAACTACAACTCTAAGTATTGGTACAGCCTATCAGTTGCTTGGCGTAAATGCAGGTGGTACAGCACCATCATGGCAAGGTTTGTCTTCACTGATTGACAATGTATTCACAGCTTCTGCCCAAGGCACTGTGCTTTACCGAGGTGCTTCAAACTGGGTGGCACTGGCACCAGGAACAAACGGTCAAGTTTTAACTTCCGGTGGTGTATCGTCAAACGTTTCGTGGACTACTGCCGCCGGTGGTCTGACTGGCTTTACTGCTGCTTTAAATACATCTGGCGTAAATGCAACTAATAACGTCAGTTCGATCACAGCTAGTGGCGGCACGACTAATCAATTCTTTGCAATCATCCCTAAAGGCACAGGCGGTGTCATCGGCGCTATCCCTGACGGCACTGCAACAGGGGGTAATGTTCGTGGCATTTATGCTATTGATCTTCAGTTCACAAGATCCACAGCAGCTCAAGTGGCGTCAGCGCAAGATTCAATGATAATTGGCGGTATTAATAATACGGCAGGTGCACAAAGAGCAGCTGTTGTCGGGGGCGGAAGTAATTCAGCAACCGGCGTTAATGCAATGATTATAGGGGCAACTAATAGTCAAGCATTAAATACAAGTATCGTTGTCGGTGGTAATCAAGGCTCTGATCGAAATTCACAAGGAATGGTTGTGACCGGCGCACAGGGTTCAGGAGGAAAAGGCTACAACCAGACTCGAAGTGTTGTTCTAATGGCAACAACAACTGACGCCTCCAATACAAGATTAACATCAGATAGTAATGCTGCAGGTGCTCAAAACCAGCTTAACTTAGAAGACGGCACAGCTTTTGCATTTAGAGCTCAAATTGTTGCAACTGTTAGAACAAGTGGTGGAAATATGAAAGTATGGACTATCATAGGCGCCATAAAACGAGGGGCAGGTGTAGGCACAACAGCATTGGTAGGAACGCCTACAACAAACATTGAAGCGGCAGATGCAGGCGCATCGACATGGTTAGTTACTGCTACTGCAGACACGACAAATGGCACATTAGCTATTAACTGTTTTGGTCAAGCCGGTACTAATATTCGCTGGAATTGTGTTGTAACTTCATCTGAAGCGATCGCACTTTAATATGGCTATTAACTTTAACAACAGTAATATCGGAAACGTAATCTTAGCGCCTGCTACGACTGGTTCTTGGTCGCTGCAGTTGCCTACGGCTTTAGGTTCCGCAAACCAGTTTTTGACTACGAACGGGTCTGGGGTCTTAGGCTACACGACTGGCAGCGCAGGACCTGTTGGGTTTGATGCTGCAATATATGCAGGAGCACCAAATACGACAAAAAACGTAAGCGCGCTGACTGCAAATAGTGCTTCAACTCATGCTGGCGTAGCCATTGTGGCTAGAGGCACTGGTGCAGTGTTAGCAGCTATACCTACTGGCACGACTGCTGGAGGAAATGCTAGAGGGTCACAAGCTATAGATTTACAGAGACTTAGAAGCGCCAGCACTGAAGTAGCTTCAGCCAATAGTTCTGTACTTTTAGGAGGGCAGAGTAACACCGTAGACGGTGTTTTTTCTGTTGTTCTTGGGGGTTTCGCAAACACATGCACTGGTATAAACAGCGTTATTTGTGGAGGTGTCTCTAACACTATAGCTTCTACAGCCGATAGATCTGTTATTTTTGGGGGCTTTGGCGGTCGTTTAGGTGGTGTTAATAGTGTAGTATTTGGCGGCGTAGCAGGTAAAGATTACAATGCTAATTTTACGGCTGTTTATGCAGGCTATGGGTTTAGCAGCGCTGTGCCTGCAACTAACGATGGCCAAACGTCTCTTAGATTTATGCCTTTAGCCACGGCACCTACAACCAACGTCGCAGTTGTTTTAAATAGCGCAGGAACCGTAGGCTCTGAATCTTTGACCAACACTTTGGTTATACCTCAAAAGTGCGTGTCATTTGTTAGAACTTTTACTATAGCTCGTAGAAACACGACTTTTGGCGTTAAAAGCTGGGCAACATACATTTTAGTAAAACGAATCGGCTCAGGTACCATAACTCAAGCAGGTTCAGTCAACAACTCAACCATAATGGCAACCTTGGGCACTGCAACATGGACTTTGACCACAGGAGTTAACACAGGAAGAAATGCGGTAGACTTGTTAGCAACTTCAGCTGCTGCGACTTTAGTACCTTTTTCCACCATTGCGTACGTGATGGACATGCCTCTCACTTAATAGGACATGTAAAAATGCCTATACAATTAGACAACTCAGTCAACACAATAATAACGCTTGCACCCCCGACTTCTGGGTCTCCTACGTTGACTTTTCCTGCTGCTGACGGAACAAATGGTCAGACTCTTATTACAAACGGGTTCGGTGTTTTGTCTTGGGGCGCAGTGCCTACGATATCATCACCAGGACTAACAACTACAGCAAACACTGCGGCTCCAAATGCAACTGTTAATATAGATGCTTTAACTGTTGCGACTGCTGGATCCAGCACAAACCAGTCTATAGCTATCATACCTAAGGGGAACGGAAGCATAATATCTCAAGTGCCTACTTCTACAACTTTTGGCCCATACAACGTATGTTTTCAAAGACAAACTACAGCAAGTAGTGTAAGTACTGGTCTTGGCGGCAGCGTGACTTTAGGCTATGACAGCAATATTGCAGCAGGACAGAACATAGTGATAGTCGGTTGCAAAAATGTATTTACGACTAACACTATAGCCTCTGTATGCATTGCAGTAGGTAACCCTACTCTATCTCCTTCTATTAATGCGCAAGGGGCTCAATCAGTTACAGTTCTTTGTGACAATGTACAAAATACGCAGCAGGGCAGCTCCGCATTTATGGGTTCTAATATTTACGTAAAGCGTCAATTCCAACACGTGCTAGGCGGGATTAGTCCTGACCCTAATACTCAAGGACAACCTACGTATTATTCTTTAACACACTTTACAAACACTACTTTAGGGTCGGGGGCAGGTAATGCTGTTCAGCTTTATGCTGACTATACTAATGCGACTAGTCGACTTAACTTACTCGGTAGAGGAGCCATGTTCTTTTGGGGTTGGTTAACTGCAGGTCAAACCGCAGGAAATGCAGCCTATGTGTGGGAAATTGCAGGGATGGCAATCAATAACGGCACCACGGTGTCTTTTGTTGGAAGCCCTGTTGTTGCAGCTTTAGGCGGTGATGCTTCTTTGTCCACATCGGTAATTACGATCGGCATCTCTGGGACTAACATAACGATCACTGCTCAATCATCTTTAACAGGTAGTACAAATTTTCAGTTTACGTGCAACGAAATATTTGCGGGGATTTTCTAGGTTATGCCAATCAACATAGATAACACCAATACAGGAACGCTTACGTTTCGACCGCCAGCGACTGGAGGTGGCATAACTTTAACTTTTCCTGCGAATTCAGGCTCAAGTGGCGAAGGGTTGATTACAGATGCCTCAGGTAACTTGTCTTTTTTTGCACCTGCACTTACAGGTTTTACAACCGCGATTGATAGCTCGTTTCCTAACAATGTCAATTTTGTTACAAGCATAACTGCTAGCGGAGGAACGACGAACCAAGATTTTGCATTGTCTCGAAAAACTATAACTGATTCACCTATGCTAATGCTGGCTGTTCCAGATGGTACATCTGCAGGAGGTGACCCTAGAGGGGCAAATAGTATAGATCTTGCATTTGGTGCTCATAAAAGCAATGCTGCCAGTGTTGCGGCAGGCACCAACTCTATCATCATAGGAGGCTTTAATTTAGGCACTGCTATTGCATCGCAAAATGTAATTTTGATAGGCGGGACTAACATAGGCGGGGTTGTAGTCAATAACCCAGACACTTACGGCATAACTGTAGGGGTTGGAGTGTTTAATTTTCAAAGGACAGGCCAAACTTACGGGGCAACCAGTGGTCAAGGCTGGCTTCTTGCATGTGGTTCTACTTTAGTTGAAGGAACGTCATTACCTTTGCAAGGTAGATACAACATTGTAGGTCCTGCGTCTGGCGTTCAGCCTACTTCAAGTTTTTCACATGTAATGAGTAGCACTCGTATAAACGTTGGAAACTTTAATTCGAATGCAGCTAGACGAGTGCTGCTTTATGCTCGAACTACAACTGCAACTACTCAACAAATGACTACTGACGGTGTAGGAACAACAGGCACGGCGCTTAACAGCATAATGTTAAACAATACTAACACAGCAGCAGTGCTAGACATTAAAGTGATTGCTGTTCAAGAACTAGCGTCTGGAGGTGGAGACTCCGCAAGCTGGCAGATACAAGGAACTTTTTACAAAAATGCAACTGCTGCAACGTCCACCATTAACCAAAATCTTAATAGTAAAACTTTTGCAAGCGCAGGCGCATCATCATGGGCTGCAGCAGTGGTGGCGGATACAACGACAGGCTTTCCTGCAATTAACATAACAGGGGCAGCTGGCGTTACTATACGCTGGATGGCTTATGTTTTAATGGCTGAAGTAACAGCCTATGCTTAGTTTAGAATAAATTTTCAACCCACTTAGGAGTATTTTCATGGACCAAACACCTGTAACTATCACCCTCGAACTTGCCAATCAGATTCTTGGCTATCTAGGTAAAAAACCGTACGAAGAAGTTTTTACTTTGATCAATGAGTTTCAAAGACAGTACAAAGAAAATACTGATTTAGCAAAAGGTGTTCAATTTCCGACACCTGAAAAAGTAGAAGCTGAGCCTGTAAATTGATCCGCTCAGCATCCTCTTTGCCGCAAATGCTTGCGTCGCCGCCATTAAGGAGGGGTGCGAGCTATACAAGCAGGCCAAGACCTCTTTCATGGAGGTCAAGGCTACAGTTGACGAGGCTGTTGGGATCGCCAAGGAAGTTCATGGGTTCTGGGGCAAACTTGCCAAGATGTTTGGTGGAAACCCCGCCTCCACCGCGCCCAAGCCTGTGGCGAAAAAGAAGGAAAAGTTCGTTGCTGTTGACGAAACCAAAGTCATGGCGGATGTTGTCAGCCAGCTTACTGAGTTCTTCAAGCTGCAAGAGCAGTTG